CTTCGAGAAGAGTAAGTTGTCTCCAAATACGACGGGCTGGTTCAAGAACAGAAGTTCCATAAGGAGAATGTTTATCGTTTCCAAGAATACGGAAGTGAGCCATTTGCCAGTTTTCTAAAGTCATACCAGCACTGTTCCATTGATATTGAACATAGTTTGGATTAGATGGATCTTCGCCTTCTAATCTTTCAATTTCTTGTGGTGGTAATCCAATGCAGCTTCTAATTCCCATCTTATCATCAATATCCAAATATAAAAACAAATCTCCATACTTACACATTGTACGAGACCAACCAAATAGGTTATGATCAATATTCAAAACATTATGATATAAAGAATGTAAAATAGATTTTATTTCTTCGTTAGGGCACTTAATTCTCAACATAGGTTGTAAAGAAGAATGTGTGGTCATTTCATCAGCATAGATGTCAATAGCAGAAGCGATGATAGGTTCATATTCCATTTGATCAAAATCAACATATCTCTCAGAGCGACCTCTGTTGGAGATCATATTAAGAGTGGTCACATTCATTGGATTGTATTCTGACTTCTTAAATTGCTGGCCAGAGGCAGACTTAAACTTAGAAGAATAAATATCTAAATGTCTTCTTCTCAATTGACGGCCAGTTTGGGTTCGTCTCTGTGTTAGAGGGCCCGAAAATAAACGTGTCAGTTGTTTAAATAAGCCTGATTCATCATTATAGGGGTTTTTAGTATTCTTTCTTCTTGGGGCCATTATTTCTATCCTTTAAAAATCCAAACAAAATCTTTCATTTGTTCTTTTGCTTCTAATTGTCTTTCCTTTATATCTGAACCATATCCATTCATACCTTTGATCGAAGTATTCATTGTAGTTTTGTTTAGATACATAGAATTTAAGATTGCTTTTTTGTATTCTACATCTCGCTCATTTACTTGAAGTGCTGTGTCTCTTACCCAACAAGCAATAGCTAAAGACATAACCAAATCGTCATGGTAAGATCGCATGGCTTGAGGTTTTCCATTTTTCCAAATGAAAGTTTTAAATTCATGAAAAGTTCTTGACGAATAAATATTCAACATTTTATTTCTTATAAACTCCTCAAGTTTTGCCACAATCAAAGGACGAGTCTTCGTAGAGGTTGTAAAACCCGCTATTGCTCCGTCCATAGCTTCGCCTTGAACAGATTCAACAAACTCATGTGTCGATTTAATTGAGTAATAAAGATTTGGATATCCAAGAGTAATTAGTTTTTCCAAGATGGATATGCCAATTCCGTTGTTTTCGACAACTAAAAGGCAGTTTCCATATTCTGTACCTGCTGAATATAACATCTGGGCATACATATCTAAATTTGGTTTCCCTTGATACTCTGCGACTATCTCCATAGTTTCTAATTTTAAAACATGAAATACAGAATTATCAGCACCATCGCCTCTCGCAACATCAGCAACAAGAAGATAAGTGTTTCCTTCTTCAAACTTCTCCCAAATCCAAAAGTTTCTATCGTATCCTGTTCTATATACTGGTTCTCTGATTGTTTGATTTAACCAAGCAATATCATCGGGATGAATTACTGTATCGCCTGATGTATTAAAATTACATTCTAACTCTTGAGCTATTTGTCTCCGAGACATATTCTTTGTCTCTTTCTCAAACCATTCTTGATTTCTTTCGGGATGAACATCCCAAGGAAGACACACAGGGTGGAAATCATTCTCTTTATTGTCGGCATCGACATAAGTTTTATGAAACCAGTTACCAACACCATTTGGAGTTGATAGGGCAATACAACGACCACCAGTTGATAGAGTGGGATATAGACCAGTCCAGAGTTCTTTTAGGCCATCGACGTGTGCGGCCTCATCAATTACCAAAAGCGAAAGAGCTTCAGAACGACCAGCATCACCAGATGTCGAAGCGGCTTTAATTTGAGAACCATTTGATAATTCAAATGATGTTCTATTGTCAATTGAAATTGTAGCCACTTGCAACCAAGGTGGCAAATTCTTCATAATATGTTTTACTTTCTTTACCAAGTTGGCAGCGGTCGCAAATTTAGTTGCGATAACCAAAACATTTTTATCACGATGAAACAACATAAGCCACACACAATATGCGGCTGTAATAGTTGAAATCCCCAACTGTCGGGCTTTTAGGATAACTGTAAAGCGGAAATCGTTATAGTCGTTTAATAAATCATCTTGATACGGATAAGTTTTAAACGGAACAAGACCTTTGAGCGGGTGTGAGATCCTACAAAAATTGTTTGTAAAGTAAACCGGATCTTTTCCGCACTTAAGGATTTCTTTTACAATCTCCTTTTTTGAGAGTTTAAAAGACATTATTTCCTAGTGTCGTTGCTTGGCCTCTTCTTAGAATTAAGAGAAAGAAAATCTCTGATTGACTTATCTACTGTGTCCTCAGAAGGAGACAAGATTGGTTCTGAATCAACACCTGAGATTTTAAACCATTGGTGTGCTTGTACCCAAGAATGAACGCGAGAAACTGACTGCACCATAACATGTACTTCATCATCTTTCATAGGAGTGATTCTAACTGATTCGCCCGTGATGGCTTTATATTCTTTTTGTAAGAACTTTTTAATTTCATTAATTCGTCTTGCGATTTCGTCTTCGAACCCACCAGCATACACTTCTTTAAGTTTAATCTCTGATTGGTAATTAATACACATTCCATTACCAGAAAATTTAACTTTAAATCCATCGATCACTCTCTTGTCAAAAATAGGATCACCCTCTTCGCGGCTAAGACCGGCCTTTCGTGCTTTTCCATCGGCAGCATATCGTTCATCATGTGAACCATCATAAGCATTTGCGGCAGCTTGTGCGATACCTTGTACGATTTTTAGTGTGTTTGAACTCATTTGTTTGTTTCCTCTTCGGTGTTTTGTTCTTCTGAGGAAGAATCTGTTGTAAGTTTTTCAAGCTCTTCTTTAATAATTTGCTTGAGTTGTTCTTTTGTGAGTTTCATTTTTTAGGTCTCCATCCTTTTTTCCATCTATCTTCCCGGCCTTCAATCCATTGTATATAGCACTTTTCACAACAACCAAACTTCGTCATATAGACATCATCGTTTGATTTAAAAGAGTATGTATTACAGACCGGACAAGATCGCTCGGATTCTTTATTAAGTAGTTTTTTGGGAATAAAAACCCCATTTACTTCTTCTCGATCAAAATCTTCTTTATCTTCATAGTATTTGTGTGTTTCTTTTAATTGAGCCAAATACTCTTTTTCTTTCTCATCTGTCCAATTGCTCTTGGGGTGTTGTATTGTTTCTTCACCATATTTCTTCGCAATTGCTTTCTCAACTTTTACTGTATAATTCGGATCCTTTTTGCTCATCGCAACCCCGGTGCGACAGCATACATAATGCCGATTGCTGCCCCTGCACCAACTGTGAAGCCGCCAATGGCCCACCAATGGGCATTTGAAGGGCGAACATACTTTTCTAAGCTCTGGATATGTTGGTCTCGAATATTAATCACGTCGGTAAATCGTTGATTGTCTGCTTCTGATTTAGCATACAGAATATCGTATCTATATTGTTCTTCGGCTTTTACTTGGCCGATCTCAAAATCAACTCTTAATTTACACTCAAGGTTTTGGAATTGACTATCAACAATAATCTTGGACACAGCAGCATTGTTAAAAAGCCGCCCATCAAATGGTGCGACTTCGCCTTGTTTTATGTTACTAAATTTAGGTTTCTCATCTTCACCGTGTGCGGCAGAAGACCAAGTAAGCAGTGTGCCCATAAGTAAATACTTCATGTTGACTCCATGATTAAAAGGATGAATGTATTATAACATATTTTTTTAAACTTGTCAACTTATTTTTTATCAACAGTTTCATCAAGATCATATCCACCGGATTCTAATGCTTCAGCACCTTGATCCAACCACATAGCAAATTGACCTAATTTAAGATTAACCGCATTCCACATGTCAGATAATTTTGCTGCTTCTATTTCTTTTCCGTGCTTCTCTCCAAGCTGTCTCCACATTTCAATCATTTGATCTACTTCTTTAGCTGATTCTTGGTTGTACTCTTGTTCAGATTGTGATCCCATATCAATAGCTTGGTCACCGGGGCCAATACTAACTTCTGCAAGTTCTTCTACTATAATTTTTACAAGCTGTTCTTTTGTTAATTTCATTTTTCTGATACCTCTGGTTTGTCTGTTTTATCAAGCATTTTACTAATTCCTAAAGCAGCACCGGCGGCTGGGGCGACCAAAAGACCAAGATCTTTAAGTACATTAATAACCATCATAATATTTTCTGGTGTGATGTGCTCCATGGATGGAGATTCATTAAGCGGTATGTCCATAACATCGGAAAAAAGCATTTCAACCATCCCTTCAACATCTTCACGACTAAGATTATTTACCTCTACAAAGTTTTGAAATTCTCCAAAAATTTCTTTTGGTGATAATCGCTTGGGCATATCAAGAACATTATACATTTCATCTTCGCCGCCCATGTCGTGATAATGACCTTCTTTCTGTACTTCTTCTTGAATAAGTTTTTTGAGTAATTTCGCTGTGAGTTTCATTTTTTAATTTTCCTTTTTTTGACCTTTGAAATTTCTATCTCAAGATCGGTAATTTTTGTCTCGATATGATCAAGACGATGTTGAGTTGTATAATAAAACCCGCCAAAAACAATTGCGGCTGTTATGAAAGTAATTACTGTTTTTATATCAAATTTTACTTCACTCATCTTTTGTTATTCCCAACTCATCCTCTAAAATTCTATTAATTTCATCTGGGTCGTTTTTTGCTTGTTTTAATTTTTTTCTAACTTCTGCTTCCTTCTGCATATTAAGAGAATTAAAATCGTTCTTGTATTTCTCGCGAACAATCTGCATCGCATTATCATACTTTCGTTTCGCTTCTTCACGAAGTTTCTTTTCAGTCTCGTATGCTTTTACAATAGCATCTTTCTCTTGCTTATAATGTTTAAGAGTGAGCTTGGCTTGGATGAGTTCCGCTCTGTTTTGTCTCTTACCAAGAAGATAAACAACAACAAGAGCAGCCATCATCACAAGCCAACGCCAATGTTGCCGACACCAAACGGAAGCAATATCCCACCATTTCTTAATCAACAACATAGACATAAAACTCACTCTCCGTGTTTGTAAACCTTCACAGTGTCGATGACTGATTGGCCACCAACATAAACAATCGCAATCATGCCCCAAGTCTCTGGGTCAAGAAGCGAGTAGGCCATAAGACCTGTTGCTGTTGCGAATACAAGAAGCTTTCTTGAAATTGCTTTTTCAAGCATCTTATCAATTACACTTCCGGTTTTTTCTTTAATTGCTTGTACCATATTTATCTCCTAATATGATACAATAAATAGTAAGTTCTATTTTAAAACAACATTTGCATAACCATCAATTCTATCTATATCGATGGTCATATCTACAACATCTTTTAATGATTCGAGATGAGAAACAAGCAATACAATCTTAAATTGTGATTTTACCATATCCAATAGTCGCACAAAACCTTCCATATGCTCCGCATCTAAAGCAGTTGCTGGTTCATCAAGAACAAAAAGATTTCCTACAGGCAGGTTGGTAATTGAAATCATACCAAGTCGAATCGCCATGGAAGCTAATGTTTTCTCGGCACCAGAGGCCATAGAAAGAGGTCGTGGTTCATATGCTGGGTGTTTGATAAAAATATCTAACTTGTTGTCTGTATTATCAAAAAAGACCTCGAAGTCAACAATGTTGGCCAGAACCTTTCCTATTTCTTCATTAATAATTGGAAGACGGTCTTTGATGATATTATATGAGATTCCATTGGCGTGCATACATCGCATAAACATTTCATAAGCAACCCACTTGTTTTCATAACCCTTGTATTCTTCAAGTTCCTTTTCGATGTTCTTTATAATTTGGGCGGTTGACCCTTGTTCAATAAGACATTCTTGCAACTGCTCATTACATTTAGTATATACTTCTCGCAGTTGGGATAACTTTGTTTCAAGTGCTTTCTTTTCTCTCGTAAGTGTTCCAAGGTTCTCGATGGCTTCTCTGTTCTCTTCATATTCCGCTTCCTGATTTCTTAAGCTTTCTATTTCATTTTTTAAAAGATTTAATTTATCTTTGTTAGACGAAGCTTCTAGTCGTTTTATTTCATTTTGATTTTCTAATTGTTCAATATCTTGAGAAAATTTATTATGTTTTTCAATATTTGAAGATACCACTTCTGGGTTTATAAAATCGATCTTTTCTTGTATGTCTCCGATAAACCCTTGTAATTCCTCAATCATTTTTGTTGTGGGCATTATTTTAGTTGATGCATCATGAGCATCTTTCACAAATTGATTACTTACACAATATTTGCAATTGGGATCATATTGGTGCTCCTCAAGAAGCTTTACTTTAGACTTAAGATTATCCAATACTTTTGTTTGTTGATTTAATTTTAAAGTTATTAGAGACTTGCGTTCTTTATGTGTCTTGCAGGTTTCATTTAATGATAAAAGATTATCAATGTTTAGATCTTCTAAAACAATATTATATTGTTCAATAAATTCTTGATTATTTGAAATCTCTTTTTCAAGATCAAGATTTTCATGTAAGATTCTCTTAACATCCTGTTCTTTAGAAGAAATATCACTTTTTACTTTATCAATGTCAATAATCTCTGCTGGTATTGAAGAAATAATCTCTTGCACTTCTTTCATTTTTTCAGTAAATGATTCTATTGAATTCGTTGTCTTTTGACATTCTTGCTTTTTATTTTGAATAGCCTCTTTAATTTCTTCTAAAAGTTCTTGATTTTTAGTTATTTCATCAAGATAATTTCTCGCTTCAAATTTCTTAATTAAAGTTTTAATATCAGAGGAGTCTTTTTTAGCTAGCTTAAATTTCTGATCAAAAATATCTAAGTCAAGGAATTTAGCAATAATCTCTTTTCTCTTCGTTGAGCCTTCTTTGATAAACGACAAAGAGTCAAGCTGTGAGGCCATAGAGGTTAATAGAAAATCATCAATCGTTCCAAATTTTCTTCTAATGTTGGCATCTGTTTCGTTGCGAGAGGTGCCATTTAAACTCTCATCAACTCCAGCGATCTCTTTTGTAAAATCAAGATCAACCTTGGCTTCAATTGTCTCTTTACCTTTTAATTTTCTTGTATACTTGTTCAGATTACGAGCAATTTTATATGTCGCATTGTCTGATTCCAACTCAAGAAGAATTTTAGCTTCTTGTTTATTCTGGTTGATTATGTGGACGTTTTTTCTTTCATTTTTAGAAGTTGTATTATAAAGTCCGTATAAAACACTATCAATAATAGAAGATTTGCCGGAGTAGTTCTTACCAAAAATACCCACGATACCATTAAGTCGATCAAAGTTGATAGTGTTCTTTTCGCCATAGTTAAAAAGATTGTCCCAAGTCGCACTCTTAAGTTTCCAAATAACATTTCTTGTTACCTCCTCATTCTCTTCGACGGTTTGATTGTATTTTCTGTTTAATTCCAACACCTTATCCATAATCCCATCATCGAGTTCCATATCTTTAAGGTATTTTCTAATATATTTCTCTTGTACTGTAATATCTCGAAGGTTTTCTTTCTTCAGAGCATCAGAAAGGTTTGTTTTTTCATTACCCTTGTGGCCCGTTTTAACACTAAAAGAAACACTTGTTGGTCTCCACTTGACCTTGGCGAAATCCATAGCTCGTTTCATTTTAATTGGAGGTATGTGATTTGATCCAATCAGTCTCAAACGACAACCCACAGGTACATCAATTTTAGGCAACTGACCTGTCTTGGTCAATACGACGTTAACAAACGGTCGAGGATTGTTAAGCTTGTTAAACTTAACTTTGAAATCGGTTTTGTTATTAATGTACCACATTAAATAACCTTTATCAATGTCCTCTCCAAAGTTTTGTTGGACTGTGGAGCCGCAATAAGCGATTGTGCCTGTTTTATTAAGGAATTGTTTCTTGTGTATATCTCCAAGAAAAGCATAATCAAAATTCTTAAATATATCCGAATCATGCTCTCCAAATTCCATGGTATAACCCAAATCGGTTTGACAGTTTGAAATCGCTCCATGATATAGGGCGATATTAATCTTGTTATCATCAGTTGGTTGTGTCCAGTTCTCTTCATCAAACACAGACAAAACATTAAATGTTATCTTATCATCAAGTGAAAATTCACCCGCATCCTTAAGAAAATGAAGATTAGGATGTTTTAGTGCCGCAACGATTGGGCCAATAGCATCTTCACGATTAGCATTCTTTAGATTGCCGTCATGATTACCTGCTATAATAATAGTCGGGGCTATGTTCGCAAGATTACTTAAAAACTCTGTTGCAAGAGAAAAATACTCTGGTGAAAGCTGTGTCTTTGTGTGGGCCAAATCACCACAATGAACAATATAATCTGGTTGAGATTCTTTCAACTGCTTATAAAGGTCAGCAAATGCTTCACGATATTCAAAGTGATATTTTAAATTACGGATATGAGTATCGGCTATATGAGCCAACTTAATTGTCTTATCTTGCATTGAAATTCCTATCGTTGAGGTTTCAGTTTTTTCATTAACTCTGCTGCTGTCTTCTTGTATTCTTCTACATCAGGCCAACCTTGTTCGGGAAACATAATATTGTTTGGAGCATAATTAACCAACGGTATTGAAAAATCAGTATACCGATGTTTAGTAAACATAACCTTTGACAATTCTCCTGTCAAGATCATATCAATGATTTTTCTTGTAGTTTTTAAAGGTATTCTCTCACCTGTTCCATAGCTGCCGCCTGTCCAGCCGGTATTTACAAGCCAACAATTTACATTGTGCTTTTCTATTTTTTCTTTTAAAAGATCAGAATACACTTCAACATTTAGAGGCATGAAAGGTTGGCCAAAACAAGATGAAAATGTTGGAACCGGTTCTTTGACTCCTTTTTCCGTTCCAGCAACTTTAGCAGTATAACCTATTTTAAATTGTTGCACGGCTTCTTCGGAAGTTAGTTTTATCACAGGAGGTAAGACCCCAAAAGCATCACAAGTCAGCATAATTATGTTTTTTGGATGTTTATTAACATACCCTGTTATATGTGAATTAGGTATCACATCTGTTGAATAAGAAGCTCTACCATTTTCTGTAATGGAAGAATTATGAAAATTTGCAATTCCTCTATTATCAATCATAACATTTTCTAAAATTGTTCCAACTGTTTTACAAGCACTCCAAATCTCTGGTTCGTTATCTTCAGATAAATTTAATGTCTTGGCATAACAACCACCTTCGATATTTGCAAGACCATCATCTGTCCAAAGATGTTCATCATCACCTATCAACACTCTATTTGGATCGGCAGATAAAGTTGTCTTTCCAGTACCTGACAGACCAAAGAAAATAGTTGCGTTTTCATTGCTTTTGTTAACATTGACAGAACAATGCATTGGTAAAAAACCCTTACTCGGTGTTAAATAATTAATAAGAGTGAAAGCAGCTTTTTTAATTTCACCAGAATAATAAGTCCCAGAAATAAGAATTAATTTTTCCTCAACACTTATCATCACTTTTGGTTCATCTAAAAATGATGGAAAATGAATAATAGTATAAGTGTCTTTTATATTTGGCATCTCAACCATTTGTTCTGCTGTGATAAACATATTACGAACAAACTGAGAATGTCGAGCATGTTCTGTGAAAACTTGAAATCCAATAGAATAATTTGGATCTCTAATCAGAACAACATCTTGCAAATAAGAATCCTTTTCAGTCAATAATTTAAGAAACTTACGCTTCATTTTTCCAAAAGCACCTTTTGACATTTTATTATTTTGTGACCAATCTACTTTGTTCTTTGTAAATCTATCGCTAACAATATGTTTTGCAGTTGGACAGCGACCTGTATATTCACCTGTATAAGTGACGAGTACTCCATCTGCGGTTAAGGTGCAGCCCTCTTTTTCTACTGCTATTTCTAAAAGTTTTGGTGTTTCTAAATTTCTATAAATCATAAATTCCTCAAAGCATTATATAAAAAGAAGTTGTCATAATCTACTGGTTTAGCATGGTTTTTTCTCTCAAGAAAAACATCATGTGACATTGAGCCAACATCTTCGCAACCAGAAGTATCTATTTCAAGCAACTCAATATCATATTGTAACATATTTTTTACTATTTGTCCAGTCTTTTTTTTCGCGTCTTCGTCCAAAGCCAAATAAACTGGTGTATCATTTATCGCAATTGCTTGAAATAATTTGGTGTTTTCTCGGAGAGTTGAGCCGAGAATGGGAATAGCATTTTCCCCGGCCACTATGGCATCAAAAACTCCTTCTACGAGGATCACCGGACTATCCCAGTCCACAGAAAGTTGATTGAATATTATGTCCTTCTCGGCTGTTGGATTGAGGTATTTTCTTTGATGGCCGACATACGATCTCGCAATAAAATAATTAATATTTCCGTCATTGTTAAATGACGGTATAATTACTCTGCCGCCGAAACGACCATCATCGCAATAGCCGATCTTCCATTTCAAAATTTGTTCTCTGGTGATGCCTCTTAATTGAAGATAATTAAGAACTCTTTTGGAGGATCGAGGAAGTCGTTTGTTGCAGAGAGAGATAAATTCTTTAGGCAATTCAATTACTTGCTCTTCTTCTACATCATTCATTTCTGCGAAGATGTTCTCGAACTCATTTAAATCAAGGCGACCTTCAAGTTCCAACCACTTCTGTCGTTGTTGATATGTTCCAAACTTGCGAACAAGACGATAGATATTCTTGCCTCTTGTGTCGCAGATCCAACATTTCCAATAACCTTTTGCAAAATTAACGGACATCTTCTTTTTGTGGTGATTACAAAAAGGACAAGAAAACAAATGCTCGTCGCGAGAACGACGAGACGAACCAAGTATTTGGTGAATGATCTTTCTTTTTTCTTCCATGTTGCCCTCCAGAGAACAACATAACATATTATATTATTTTGTCAAGAAGAAACGACTATTCTCATGAAATCATCATACATGGCCGGGAGCGGGAGGGCTTTTTCTACCTCTTCTTTGTTTCCGTCAGCAATAGCATTTCTTAAATTTGTGGCTGATATTTCATCAGCATTAACCGTGATTGGGGGAATATCTGTTTCGGCATTATTATAATCTTTTGTTATCTTTGCGAACTTCTCTCCGCGATCGGCATCTTTTGATGAATGCCCAAGGGCAAATATCTTGCCTTGAAATAAAGCAGGGTCGGCGTCTTTTACAAAATCAATCGCATCGGCAAATGGGTTTTCATATTCTTTACCTTTGCTTGAGATTCTTGAAGACGATCTAATCAACTCAACCTTGGGATCTTTGGTAACTCCGTAAAGATCAAATATTTTAAGAGTCTTATCAACATCAAAAGACATTTTTCCATCGTCACTTTGTCTTGGAGCAGAGCCAACAAACACAAACACCTTCTCAACATCGGGATGTTCGGCATACTTTCTGATCATTTGAAGATGACCTTTGTGTGGTGGTTTGTATCCACCGGGAAGAAGAATAATATATTTATCTTTGTCCTCGGTTAAAAACCTTCTCCAATTTTCAAACAACTTTCTCATAACATCGCCTCCCTCTTTTCGTACTCTGCCATGATAGTATATAAGTTTCCAAGCCAATCTGCTCCTAAATACATAACGGGTATCCCTATCATCTCAAGGGCCAACTCTATTCCATTATTTTCTACTTTTTCTAAGAAAGCATATTTTAATATCTCTGCTCTTTCAACAACAAGTTTATCATAGTTTGGATCGCTTTCATCAATGCTCGTATCTTGATAAGCTATGTCTTCAAACCATTTATAAAGATCCATAGAGGCTTTGTTAAAAGCATAACGATGCAAATTAACTACCTTTGATTCATCAACATATTTACGCCATGTTTCAAAAAGCGATTTCATTTTACTCTTTTACGAAATCGAGCGTTCCTTTGTTGGCATCTCGAACTCGTTGCTGTATGGTTTTAGATGAAGCATCGTCTTCTTTTTCTGCTTTATCGGCTGAAACTTTACCTTGAAGCTTATCTACTTTTAATTTTAATGCTTGTAATTTTTCTGGTGAGTCAATTTGACTAGCCATTTGATCAACTAAATATGCATCAGCCATTTGCTCTGCTTCAATATCTCCGAAACCAAGTTTTTCTGCTGGGTTTTCTGATATGTCTGTGGCTAGTTTTGCTGCTCCTCGCAAAGAGGCATCTTTTTGCGAAAGTATTTGAAGGGCATCTGCGACGGTATCCATTGTAGCATCATCAGCATTTTCAAAACCAGCACCCAAGGCATTTGGGCTAAAGCTCATTCCCAAACCTAATAAGAGAGCACCAATTTTTTCTTTCATTCCCTCTTCAAGCAAATCTTGTTCTGTTTTTTGGGGGGCTGAATATTTTCTCCAACCTTCCATAATAAGCTTCATATCTTTAGACATAATAAATCCTCTTAATTTATTCTTAATTAGTCAAGAATTTAGGATTATTCCCGCTAGAGCAACAACAACAGCATCGGCTTTATCATCTGTTCCCGGTTTAGGATTTCCATGTCTTGTAAGATCGTAATTAAAATCTTCTGGATATTCATTTTTAACCCACTCAATGACTTTCTTTTTTGTGTCTTCGCCTCTTTTGATCTTGAGGCCAACTGCACCTCTCGCTTTATTTGCAGCAATTAATTCAGCGTCAAAGCCAAACTGCTTTCTTACCATATAAGAAATCATGCCGTTAAATCGTTGAAGTTTACTCATCGTCATGGCAGTTGTCTTTCCACCAGAGAACATCATAAACGGAGATTCAATATATACTTTGGTGATATTGTATCTATTTTTCTTATTGATATAATTTTCTGAATTTAAAGAAGACAGGATATGTTCTACGGCCAAACATCTTTCTTCTAATGAGGTTTTGTTATCTAATTTTATTGTTTCAGATTTTACGAGGTTTTTGTTAGTATCAAGTATAGATAACCCTAATTTACTTGTGCTAACATCCAAGCCTAAAATATAATTCATAAGTGTTATTATAACACAAACCTTATCAAATGTCAAGTTTTAATTTGAATGTATATTGATCTGCTTCTGTCTTGCGAACAGGGGTGGCCATTTTTGCTATTCCAATTAAGTTTTTATCTTTGTCGTAAATTCCAATTTTTGAAAGATAAACGGTTTTTTCAAACTTTGGATCCTCATCTGTGAAAGAGGAGCTTACAACGTTTGTTATTTGCTTCGCTTGTTCAACATATTGATATGAACCAGTAGATACAGAAAAGGAATTTGAAGACGATACAAAAGTTGGATTAGTGGAGTGGTTAAGTTCGTTATAGGTTGCATGAGCCAACATTGTCATAGTTTGAAATTGACTTGAGCCAGAAAAATCTAATGAATAGCTAGCTGATAATGTTGTTAATGCAATAGAAGCAGCATCGTGCATACCATAGCCAAAATGAATCCACTTTGAAGTGGTGGCTGATGCATTATCATATTTTATTGAATGTGAATCCAGATCCCAACTACCAGTTAAAAATATAAAACCTTCATTATATAAGATAGAGCCCGCAACTGAACCTGATCCTGTTGAACCTTCTGGTCCTATTTGGATTAAATCTCCATTTTGCCTATAATCGCTTAATTCTCCAACAAGTGTACCAGTAATATAATATTTTAAACTTACGGTGCCTTTTTTGATATTTGATCCATAAGCGATGGATGGGATTGTTATTAAACTACCAGTTTGTTCTGATTTGTCTCCCAACGATGAAGAATATTGATAATGAGGTGAAATATACGAATAATGATTAAATATATTTTCTAATGAAGCTATTATGCTACCTGTTGTGTTTGCTATAAAAGAAACACCTGGCCATTTATATATTGAGCCATGTGTATCCGGTGGATCTATATAAAATCTACTAATACTAGCAGACATATTATATGATGAAATTATTTTTGTGGCCTCACCAGTGGTGGCATCGATATATGGAAGTGCATCCCAAGCACCCCTGTCATAAGATTTGAAACTATTTTTGGAAGCATCTTTGTACACAAAAGGATAAATACTATTATTTGCTGGTCTATCAATATTGTATTCATATAATGATATGAACCCCCTAGGCACCCCAATAATATTATCCGTATTGGCACCGGAAATGTGCGGTTGGTTATTAATATAGACCGACCCACTTTGAATATAAAATTTATTCTGTGGGTATGTCTGAACAGTATTTAAAAATAGATCATCTTCATCAAATTTATAAAAAGACATTTATTAACCTCTCTCTCTTAAATAGTTTTATTGAGGTTTATTATTTGATCAATAATCTAATCTAACACGAATAGTGAATTCTGTATCTGGTGATTTTTTAAGAGGCTCTGATAGTTTTGAAACAGCCATCAACTCATTGTTGTCATTATAAAGACCAACAGTTGTGATATAAGAAACAGGAACATCAGTTGTTTTTGTCTTAACACGAATTTTACTTCCACTTAAATAAGTTGGATTAGATGAATAATTGTATTCGCCATGGTTTACACGACAGAAATAAACTGTCGAATTAAGCTCGACTGTATTATTAAACTGAACATTATAAAGACGTGTTCGAATATTATCAGCAGAAGATGAAATGGCCGATCCTGTCAAAACAGCATTGATATTCTCAGTGATTGATGATGGACCAGACATAGAGACACTATGATGAGTGTTCTTTAAAATACCACCATCGCCCTGTTTTAAAAACACAGAACCACTAATAACAGCAACACCCGCTTGATAAAAAAGTAAACCAACTGGGTAGCTTCGATTTGCAGCTAAAACCTCTGATCCGGCACTTGCTGTTGCAAATAAAATTCCATATTCTCCGACTGGGGAATTGACCAAATAGCCATCAGACCCGCTTGCATCGGTCAGTTTGATTCTAGAATTAAAAACAGCAGTTGTTTCTGTATATGCTGGGTTCACTCCAAGTTCCAACTCAAAGGACCCTTTTTTAATTTCATCTTTAACAAGCAAACGAGAAAAATTTAAGAAAACATTTTCCTTTTGTTTGGTCCCACCTGCTAACAAATCACCATCTTCATCAAACTGAAGGATAGAGCCTGTTTGGTCATACCCCATCATAACTTGTGCCATTTGATTATAGATATTAATTTTTTTGGAATTTTGATTATTGGCAGCACCAGAAAGACTAGAGTCATTTGCATAACCAACAGTAATATCAAAAATGTGATTTGCTGAAGAACTTAGATAAGGATAGTCATAGACCGACTGGAACATACCGTGTGAATAATTTTTGATATTATGTTCTGTTGTTCCAGCATTATATGTACCAGATACAATTGTTCCAGTTAGAGGAATTGCTTCGTGAAGTAATGTTCGTGTGTTCACGACATCGTTAGTTTGATTTAATGTTTTATAAAAATTAGCCATATTTTACTCTCTTAAGAAACTACTGTTTTGATAAAGCGAACAGGTATATCTATGGTATACCCAGTTGACATTCCGGTAACCCTGACCATAGCATCAATAAAATTAACTGTTTGGCTTACCGAAGCAGCTTTATTTTTCATTAAAGCTGTACCACCAAGTTGGTTAAACAAATATGTGCTTGTATTCAAATCTAAACTAGCACCAATTTTAAATTCAACAGAGGTGCCTCTTGGGCCAGCAATTGTTTGTGTTGTTGAGTTAGAGTCATCCAAATTATCTACAACAATGCCATCGCTTGAATCGACTGTGTAGAATCCGATATTATCGTCATCAATAAAATCTGGTGCGACTCTATTACCATTTCGATCAGTAATAAAACCCAAACGGTTATCGATTTGGATAATATATGAACTCTCAATCATATCACCTATAGAAGTTCTTTGTTTGGGAGAAATTTCTGTTGTGTCTAACCCTTGGTCTATTCTAATATAATTTGAATCTTCAAAAGATTCTCCAAACAATATCCCTTGAACTTGATCAGTGCCAACATAACCAACAGCAGAATTAGTACCAGCAGCATCAGTTCCTTCAGTGGAGCGGTCTACTGCTATAAAAAAAGCACCGGATGCGTGCATCTTTGTATCGATAAGATTAACATTTGTCTTAAGGACTGGTAAATAAAGTAAATTATTGTTTGATAGAGTAACCAATTTTGTTTTCATAGAAGAACCATTGTTTGTAAATGATTCAAGAACTGGGGTTTGTAAAATCTCTAAATCATAATAAGCAGAACCAGACGGCTGGTTTGCATTATATAAAGAATAATTTATTTCTTCATCACCAAGGGCAAATTTTGTGATTCGGAAAGACCCATCGCCCTTTGCAAGAACCTTTCTACCATGATCGGTCAAAACCGCATCAAGTATAATATCACCACTGTTATCTAAAAAAGCCATTAAAAGTCTCCCAAATGTATCACTTTTCTCATAATAAATAGATTATACAGAGAAATGTTCATCCTTTATCAAATTAACTTTAACATTAAAATCTATAATTTTCCCGCTATCGTTTGATCTAATTCTAAATTTAAATTTTCTTCCCCAAACTTTATGTTCCAAATCTCCACCTGCTTCATCATTTTTTCCAAGACTTATTAGGTTTACTTTATTTCTATAAGTGGCAATTGTAGTGCCATCTGGTCCAAGAATATCATCCAAATTAAATGCAAGCTGTTGTTCTGCGACATTTAATTGTAACAAGCTTCTCAAATTTATATTATATGATTTAGATTCCTCTTCTTCGATTGTTTCATCTTTAATTAGATATGAGTTCACCAAAACTCTTGAACTATCAGCGTCTTTTAATAACTCCACTTCATAAACCGGGCTTGGATTTGAAAACGACCCATAGCGATTAACTGTTCTAAATATATAATAATATTTCTTATTTGGCCTGATTCCATCCAAAACAACCATGTTTTCCATCATTTTGTTATTTTCAAATTGTCCAATAAAATTTTCTGCAAAATCAGCATAAGATTTAGGAGGTTCAGACATCCTATAGGCTTCAAACATTGCAGCACCTTTTGAATATCTATATTGTATAAAACCATCGGGAAGTATATCAAGACGATTAAATCTATTTGTTTCATTTGAAACTGCTATAGGGTGTGCCTTATGTTCTCCCTTTTGCAATTCTAAATAAATTTTAATTTTTCCAGCGGAAGACATTTTATTATGAATTGAAACAAACGGTGGTAATGGAGGGGGAGCAATATTATCAAGCATGTCTTGAAATGCCATTGTGCTATAAAGTTTTATCACAGGGTATGTATGTACTTTACAATCTCCGGTTTCTCCATAATCATTAACATCGGTAAAATAATATTCTTGTGTAACAACAGAATAGTATGCAGTTACACGATAAAAATAACTTTTATTATCTTTTATTTGTTTATCAATAAATAATTTAGAAGTATCAGTTGCCGGTAAAAAGAAGATTTGACCTGGGGTTCCCACAGGATCTTCAGAGAACCATTTCTCAACCTTAAAAAAAAGATATTCACTTTGATTTTCTTTGTTTAAAAACATTTCGGAATAAATCATTGAATTTTCTGAGATTGTCTTTTTTATTGATCTTAAAATTTCTTGCTCTAGAACATCATAAGATAAATCAGGAGATTTCTGGGCTGTATCGGCATTAGAAATAACATAATAAGCATCTGTTGGGAAAGGATAATCATATCGATCAATTAATGTTTGAATTGTTAAATCATCATTAAACCCTAAAGCTTTAATATTATCGGCATAATGTCCAACAAGTACCATCATTCTTTCGTAAAGGTTAAAGCCGTAATTTAATTGATCAGCATCTTGCATGTATTGTGAAATAACATTTTTTGTGGGCCAAGTCATATAAATGCTATTGTAAAACTTATTTTTGCTTTTATCGGGCTCTGGGCTACCTGCAAAATCAAAGCTACTATCAAACACTACATGTCGCTGATCTGTTGCTTCTTCTTTGTCGGTATAAAAAGAATCAATCTCACGCTCAGAAGACATTTCAAATTCAATGTCTGTTTCTATTTGTTCATTAACTTCATTATTAGTTTTTAAATAATCAAAACTATTTCTTCTATAAGATTCTATCGAATATGCCGCTATACCAGTTTTTTCAACATCAGTAGAATCTTTTATAAACTTTCCTATTTTATAGTTCTCATAAATTCTTGTTTGACTTGTGAGCATATCTTTCGCATCTATGTTTGCATTTGGCTTGTTAAATTTTACTGTTACGACTTTATGATAAACATCTCCCATATCAATTTGTTGATTATCGACAAATTCTTCTACAATAAATGTACCATTTGCCAAAGGATCTATCAGTTCTCCAGTTTGAGTAATATTATCAGACATTTTAGTACCCTCCCCCGGTTGATGTAACAGTGGCAGTTGATGTCGGAGCTACAGAACTTGGAGCTTGAGGCCCAGGGGTTGAAACAATCCCGCCGCTGCCATCATTTGGCTTAGTATATGTCGGAGCATTTTCATTAGAATAATTTATGATATTTGAAGTGCATTTCGTAATATCATAATTTCTAGGTGATATATGCTGGATGGCTAGTTTTTTTGTCTGCTGTTCGGTGTTTCTAAAATATGGTTTAACAGGCTTATAATTATTTGGCTGTATAAAAAATATTTGCCCTTCAAATGGAAAAGACAACATATCTCTCTCAAGTTTTAAATTATTATTATAAAATCTTGTTAACCTGCACATAGTAGGGACCTTAATATTGTCAAGATCACTTTCTTTTAAAAGTTTAAATTTTGGCTCGTTTATTTTCTTTTCTCCGTTTTCTGTCATTTCATAACCATCATGTATTTCAATCCTAGCTAATTTAAAATAGTTTATATTAATCGCAGCCTGAGTTTTTAAATTTTTAATTAAATCGGCACTTCTGGGTACTTGCATTTTTTTAACGAAATTCATTTGATATATAAATAATGCTCTGATTTGATTTGGAAGAGATTGAACAAAATCACTATAATTTGATTGTTTTAAGTCTTCCATGGCTAAATTAAGTAAATTTTGTTCAAATAATAAATTATAATCATTAGCATCAGAAATATTTAAATCAACGGGGGAGTCAAATTTTTCAGCTATTTCTTCTTCTACTTCTGGCGAAGCGATATTAAAAATTTCGTTTTCATCTGGAGAGTCGGCATACCTTACAAACAAAGAATTGTCACCCAAGAAATCGCTAGACTCTACAAAATCTTCATATTCTTCAATAACAACAGAGGGGCTTGTTAAAACTTCTATTTCTTTATAATTGTTGCTAGTTTTACTAGCTAACGTTATTGTAGTAGAACTCGATTCAGCTTTATCAGAAACATATCCAGCCATATTTATTTCTCCTGTTTGTTGATATTAGGTTTGCTCATTTCTTCAGAAACATCTTTAATAAGCATTTCCTTTTTAGATGACATTTTATAAATGTTTTTATCATAAGAAGGGTTAAACAATTTATTTACTTCATTTAAATTTATTTTTGATATATCGTTTAGTTTAATTTGTTCTTGACCAAGGTTTATTGAGGACGGACTTATATAAGAATACATGCTATCATTTAAATTTAATAAATTATGATATTTTTCGGGAACCATTTGAATATCTTGAGAAGTTGGCGACGAAGTAAAGAATTTATCAAATTCTTTTTTCATCAAAGATTTAAAATCATTGTTTTGTAAAATTGTTACACCATCACTATTTGATGGCAAATAATCATATGAAATGGAATAATTTTGTAATATAACTGGTTCTTTAAACATGTGATTCATAAAAATAACATTTTTGCTATTTGCAGTTTTGACAAATGTTTTTACCGCATCACTTTGGCTATTTGTTTTGTCAAGATCCATCAAACGATGAAAATCATTTATTTTTTTGTTTAATTGTTCTTTAAAATGCTCCAAAGAAAAAACTGTTGCATTCTTTGGATCCAACTTGGTTGAATTAGAAATTGTTAATTGATTTTTCTCCAATTCTGTTAAATTGTATAACATAGATGTCAATTTTGTTTGTAAATTATTCGCATCAGTCCATGCTGCTGAAATAGTGCTTCTAAAATCAACATTGTTATATTGAGAATTATAAAATCTTGCTCTTGTTTTGTCTAAAACATAATTGTAATTTTTTTTCTTAACAAAGGAATCATAATAATTATTTAAGTTACGATATACTCTTCTTGATTCATCAAGCATTGTTTCAACATATTGTACAGTTGGGTCAACAAAAGAAAAGGATATATGATATTGATATCTTCCTAAAGAATTTTTTTCAATTGAATTGTCTGTAAATGTATATGTTCTCATTTCTCGATTACCATCATTTATTTCTCTTATCGATCCAATATCAGTTGTGGCGGGAAGCATTATGCCAGTTTGAATATTAGAAAAAGATTTAATTACAATATGGGTTTCATCAACATCTATTCTTTTTCTTTTAATTATAAGATTTTTTATCTTTAGATTTTTAATATTTTCATTTTGTGCCATGGCGCTCAAGCTTCTTAAAAAATATCCATATTTTGTGTTATACAAGATTATATTTTTAAAATCTATGGAAAAAATACCTCTAACATTTCCTTTTCTATTGATAGAATAATTTAAATTACTATAAAAGGGTGAATTTCTTTCTCCCAACGATATTGGAAATTCATATTTTTTTTCTCTAAAGTCTTTTATTTTAAAATTGATAACTTCAGTTGTTGAAAGCAAAGGATGATTCTCTTCTGTGTGTCGGGCACCAGCCATATATCCCTTTGTGGGGTGAAAATGAACGGGACCCACATATTGGGTTTCACCATCTATAAGAAATACAGTGGTCGTAGAAGAAACATTTCCATTTTGAATAATTGCATCAGATGCTATGTTGCCATAACGACGATAAGCCCCAGAAGTGTTTAATTGCACTGATTGCAAGATCTCTGTCATTTCAAAATAAACAGCACAAAATACCTTTACTTCTTCCTCATTATTATTAAAAATTGCTTCAAACCTTTCAAACAAAGAACCTTCTTTTGTTCTTTTTATATCAATTGCACGTGTTATTATTGTAACACGATCATCATCAAGACTTCTTTTTTTAAGCATATCTACATCAAATTTCACTGATCCGTTTGATATACTATTATTTAAACCTTGATTTGAAGAAACAACTACAAGAATTTTCATATGGGCCGATGATTCATTTGACGACCATCCTCCAGAATCTTCCATTTGAGTTGTGATTTGAACTGTTGTTTTATCGCTGTTAAAGTCAAATAATTCAATTTGTTTTATATAAATGTCTGGTGTATATTTACCGCTCATTATTCACAATCCTCGATGTCTTGGTCGGTGACTTCTGTTTGATATATATTGACATCATTGAATATCCTTTCATCGCACTGGATATCTAGCCCTAAATAAATATTTTTTTCTTTCAATTTTTTTATACCTCGGCACAAATCAGAATCAGATATCTGTCTATCTGTTCTTACAAAGAAATAATTTTCAACATAATTTTCATTTACAGTAACTGAAGTATCCCCAGGGCTTTCTTCTGGTGTATCTTCTAAAATATCAGTTTTCAAAGATTCGTTTTCCGCTATCATCAATAATTTATAAAAATTTGTTTCATCAAAGTCATATTTAAAAACTTCAAGCGAAAGTGAATCTTTATAGGAAAAACCATTTTTTTCCAATAAGTGTAAAAGTAACTGATCTGTTTCTAATTTTAAAAATGTTTCGTCATTAGCAACAAGAGAGGTATTGTAATTAACACTAACGTAATCGTTTATTCTTAAGTGCCCTATCGACATTGTAAAATTTAATTCACATTCCACTTGAGGCACAGTGTGCATTGCACTAACTTGTGAAGAAATAAAACTAGTAGAGGAGGAAAACTCACCAAGTATTGCTGTTGTTTGCCAGCCGTTAGCTTTAGTTGAAGTTAATTTATTGGTTCCAATTGGGTTTAAAAGAATATTATCATCTTCAGTAACAAACTGATCAAAAAATCTACTTTCCACTCCAGTCTGTGTTGTTTGTGGTTTCAAGCTGGGTGTATCATTTATAATTCTAGCTTTGATCTCATTGTTATTTTCAGAAAACCCAGCAGCAGTTGTATCATACAAAATATCATCATCAAAGAATGCATAATATTTTGGGTTCAACTGTCCTTTTCTCAACAGATCTCTTCCATGAGGTGTTAACTCAATTTTCATTACATCTTCTTTTTTATTAAAAAACGTCATATTTAAACCCTATCCGAAAAAATTCCTATTGAAATTGCTCATCAAATTAACAAAACCAAACCCTTGATTAAAAGCATTCATGATCTCTTGCTGTGGTCCGGCGGCACCTGGGAAGAAGCCACCACCGGCTCTCATATCATATTGAGAACCAACACCAACACCAAGATCAACACCAACACCAAATCCTTCTCTTGCAATATTGCCAGCGCCGCCATAGCGACCTAAACCACCAGCAAATGCTATATCCCTGGTGTCGAGCCTTGATACAAGATCAGCTTGCATTTGCGGTGCATTGGTGATCTGAGTGTCTGGATTAGTTGCTTGAATGACCGCTGGATCAATATCAGTTGAAAATGTTGGTCCGGGGCCTGTTGGGGGTCCGTACATTTCATCAACCTGTAACTTAGGTAATGTCTGTCCCTGTGGTTTTATTAGGGATTTAAGAGGACCACCTTCACGTTGAGCCACAACCACACTAGCATCTATTTTGGCTAATTCAACGAGCGAGAAATAATCATAAGGCCAATTATAAGTAATATTTGGAACCTCTTGAAGTAAATCTCCGCTAGAATCTGCCATTTTGCGCCAATAATTTGTTGTTGCTCTTTGTTTTACTTTAAATACCATCCATCGTATTTTTGAAGGTAGCGGTGTACCTTCGGCACCGGTGTCTACCATAAAACCACCAGCCTGTTGAACCAATTTGGAGCCACCTCCAAGTATTTCTTGTGCCAACAGCGGATGAGCGATTTCTGATTTGCAAGTTTCAAATTTCTCGGTGACCTTTGGATACAGACCTTGCCAAATATCTGCTAGATCTCGCTGTGTGAGAGTATGCGAGAACTCAAATATATACATTGCAAATGGATCCAATGAACGATTATTTAAAAAATCCATATTTGGTGGAAACACATACTTTTGCATCTTATTGACCATAGCTTCAACGGTAGCACCAGTTCTAATATTTCCAATAAGAACATTGTCTACATCTTGTCGAGGTACATGAAAATACTTTCTAAGACCATCTTCTTCTACAAACGGAACAGCAACAATCGCTTCACTAATAACCTTTGCATCAGCAACTTCTCCAAGGCGCTTTGGTTTAGTAGAAAAATTAAGCTTTTCTGCCAATGAAAGAACATTTTGATTTTCCTTGCCTAATATATTTGTTACCCAGGTTTCTTTCATATCTTCAATTTGCATGAAGATACCCTTATTTTGATCCTCTTCTATTAAGCCATATTGATGCCACATACCTCTAGGAACAGATTGAGAAGCATTTAAAGGCAATGTAACAGAGGTTTTAGAGGATAAATGATTGAAGTTGAGCATTGGTGATTCCCATTTAGTTTGAATTACCCATCGGGCAGTCTCTTCCTCAAGGGCACCTTGTTGATCTCTTTCAATGGAAAAAAGATTAACAGAAGCACTTAACTGTAATGCATTTTTATTATAGAAATTATTTTGTATGTATGCTGGGCCTGTTTTCGCAGAACCACTTGGAATATCAAAAATATTTTCTCCAGTATCTGTATCAGGATGAACATATCTATAATATGTAACAGATGCACTGTTTATAATCTGTTTCACACTGTAAGGACCATCGGCAGTTGGTGTAAATTTAATATCTGCCCATGATTGACCATGATAATAAGGAGGTGTAAAGGGGTAATTTTCTCCCAAGTCAGATCGATTACCAAGAAGATGATCATCTTCTAAAACATAAACATCATTGCTAGCTGAATAATTATATGCCTTGGTGCCAGCAAGTGTCACAGAAGAGGACATTTTTGAAGGGGGCCCGAAGGCACTAGGTCTCGAATACATTGTAAAATTTTCGTTAGAAGAACTAGCATATTGTGGAGCAACAAAATATTTTTGTCCGACACCACCGGAGACATTAGATATTTGAGCATCATCTGTTGTTTTATACATCTTCACACGCATCATATAATCTTTATCTTTTTCAAAGTGTTCTAATTGGTTTGATGGTTTTGAATAAAATGTCGTATAATTTTTTCTTTCCAAAAAGAAATTAGATGTCTCTGATAGAAAGTTGTGCATCATTAGGGAATATAATCTATCTCCAGAAATTCCATTTATTGTTGCTGATGAAGAATGATTGGCAAAAATACTTGGCTCATTACAATATAAATCCATGCCACCCAAAGCTTCTGGTTTCAATAAAACCTCAAAAGGGATTCTTCTGTCAAAAATCAAACCATCATGTATGGTATAATACCATGTAGCACCAACATTTCCAGAATGTGAGCAATAATAATCATCTGTTTCTTTAAGAACTAATCCATTTGTTGTTCCGTCTTCAGATAAGTTTTTTCTAATTGTGGGGTAATCAACAGCTACACCAGACTTTATTGAATTAAATAAAATTCCTGGTGCAAATAAAGGTGTTAAAACATTTTGAAAACCAATTAGTGCTGGGTTTGCTGCAAAGGCTTCACTTGATCCAGACATTGCTACAGAGGCACTATAAGAGCTAAAAAATTGTTGAGCAATCTGTACTGTTCTTTGTTGTGGATAAAAACCGTCATAAGGTAATAATTTTTTAATTCCGCTACATTTTAATCCTATTTTAATTGGAGATCCCATACTTTCATTGTCGTCAACAAACATTTCAAAGCTTTTCATAAAATCGCTATTTGAATAAATTTTATAAAAATTATCTTGATTTGATCCAGTTGTGTTTGATAAACCCCCAGTTATTTCAAAAACATCTAGATTTTCTTCTAATGGAGATTTTGTCTCATAAAAAGAAACATGATTTGAAATTCTAAATTCTGGTATGATTGACATGTCTTTTCCAATCTGCCTGGCGCCATCAATATAGTTTTCATAAGAATCGTAAAATGGGTTTTTACCTGATTGTGAACCTGCTTCCCATTTAGCTTCGCCAGCGGGTAATTGATTCTTATCAATGGGGTTAAAAAGTGTGCCGTTATTTATTCCTTCTATAATCATTCCATTCATATTTATGGAAGATGTCAAAGGAGTTAAAAAATGCTTTCTATTATAAAGCGGTGCAGGTCTTAATATTTCATCAAGGTCGGCAAATGAACCAGAATCAAGTAAATTTACTACTGCATAACAATACTGATTCTGTAAAATTCCATTATCACAATCGCCAAGATCATTAGCAATATTTCTATCAAAGCCAGTGAATTGAACTATTGTGGAATTTAATGCAGATGGTCTTACAATTGCAGTTTCAAACTTTGAATAAGCATCCATATTCCATTGGCTTGCAGTGATATTTGATCCAAAGCCATTATCAACAAGTGAATCAGGTGTTCGATTTTCTCTTACATCTCGCCAAGGAAATGTGAATGTTGTTCTCTGTCTCACATAATTTTTATATGTATAAACTTGCGGGGGGTAAACTGTTTCTCTGTAAATTGCGGCTTCAAATATATCAAGAGGACTCTTATCTCCAACGAGAGCACCTTTTAAATATAGTTTTTTAAGTTCTTCGTAATCAGATGCAGTTAGATCAACCAAACCCAATTCTTTATTTAAATCAGGATTATTAAATTGTACGATAGCATTGGCAAGAGGAGTGGTAATACTGATTCTTTTCATTCCTTCGCTTGTGTTTGTAGAACCTTGAATAAGCACTGGTTTGAATTTTGATACAACTGGTGTTTCTGTGAATGGTAAAATATCGCCATATTTAGCTCTTTGACGTCTTGTTGCACCGCTTCTTGTAAAGATAAACTCTGGGCCCGGCTCTCGTACAACTGTTAAAACATTTTCTTTAATTTGTCTGCGAGTTAATGTATTTTGGCCAACTCTTACTTGCTTCCATGTTGGGAACCCATAAGGGCCATTTCTGTGAAGCATAAGAGCGGGGAAAAATGATGCTGTTGTTGGTAAATGATGTGAAAAATTAAAATTTTTATAATTTGATAAAACAGCATTAGATTCTAGTGTCACTGGTATGCCAATTATATTCTGTTCTTTGTTAATAGAAACACCACTTGTGAGTGTTTCGGATAGATCTTCAACTATGTCCCAACCCACAGGTTCATATATAAATGTATTTAATCCAATAAAATCTTGATAATAATTAGCCATTCTATACTCCAAAAATCTCTGAGGCGGTTGGGAAAGTTATCGCTGGTATTTCAAAACCAGAATCCCCTTCTATAATTACTGATGAACTCAAAATTCCATCTTTTGGTGCATAACCGTAAACTCTTTGTTTTCCACTTGTAATTGAATAATTACTGCCCAGTGAAGAAGTTAACCAACTATATTGAAAATCAGATTGCGGTATTGGCGAGGTTAAAAAAGCATTGTCGCGAGTGTTTTTAAGAACTGGTGATAAAACAGTTGATGCATCTGTTGGACGTTTTCTGCCATTTCTTTGAATTTTATGAAAATTTGGAACAACAACATAACTTTCTGGTACAGGTGCGGCATGAATTGAATCTGCTCCAAATTGTCCACAAGGTCTTCTTAAGAGAGTTTGTAATCCTTCTCGGTAATTATTTTGACTGTTCATTCGGATTGTACCGGCTTCGCCAGAACCCGATGAACGAACAGAGAGATTGCGATAATTCAAACTGTTGTAAACAGAATATTCTCTTGAATATACATCAAGATACCCAAGTGAGCTAACCTCAATGCCACCGGGTGCAGAAAAACGAGAAGTAATGATTGTGTTTGTAGCTGAACTTGTTATAACAGCATTTACAACATCTAATGAGTAAATTCTTGACTCAGTAACACCAGCAACTCCACCAGTAACTGCTGTGAGGCTTTCAAAACTACTACCGGGATCTGGATTTGGAACATAGCCAGAAGCAGCAATTGCCAAATTAGGATCACCTGTGCTGGAGGTGATTTGAATTACAGCTTTACCAGCAGATGGAGCATCAGCCGTAATATTGAAAGTGTAATTTGTATCAAAGAAAGAATTGCTTGTCTCGATGGCCCCCGTAACATTCGCAAAATATTCAGCATTAGAGGAACCTGTTAAAATAGCTGTCGAACCAACAGCAACTCCGTTATTGTCGGGGTCCATTTCAATGGTTGCTATCTGGCCAGCGACAGTTGCTATTCTAAGTTTATCACCTTCACCAACACCTGATCTTGTATCTACAACAAAAGATCCGCTGTGCAATACCGCTGTTACACCAGCATTACCAATAACATTAGCATCAGGCTGTCGATTGTTAACATAAGTTCCAAAAACATTGCCAGAGGGGTAAGGTGCGATGCCTAACAAAGACATAGGCTGTGTTGTTTCTGGGAGGAGCGCTCCAATATCAGTCGGCAAATAAAGCGATTGCTCTGGGTTTTTTCTCAAGTATAAATTATTTTCATGCTTTCCAAAGCTTTGAACAATTTCGTAATTTTCTTTATAATTTCCATGAGAAAAGAATGGACTACCATCCGCATTGGTTTTAATATTCTTAATATTAACTGGTCTTTTTGCTCTTTCTTCGCGATAATATGTTGCAGCTTTTCTTGCCGGGTCTGGATAAGGACCACCATAATCGGCACCGACAAAACCAAGTGCTCCATCTGATCCAGACCATTCACTAAGAACTATTTGCCATGCTTCTTCACGTGTATATTCATTATGAAGTCCATTTGGAGGTGCAGTGCCAGTGTCGTCATCTATTCTTAAAGCATCATAATAGTTTAAATCGACATGTCGATGTTGGTGACCACCGACCCAATTCTGGGTAAAAGACCCTTGCATGGGAATTTCATTTGTGTAATCTGTGGTATCTGAGTGAATATTAGTTAAAATTGTAGCACTATGAAAATGTTCGGCAACTTGGGCATTAAATCCAGAATCAAGTGTACCAGAAACAAAATTTATAGGAGCCTTTTCTGTTCCAAATGTAAAGAAATAAGAATCATTATCATCGGCAGCACCATCAGGTATAACTGGGTCATTGGCATACTTTCCAACATAACCTTTAAGAATTGTTTTTTTCTTTTTATTTGGATCTAAAACATCATCACATTGTTGTGGGTCTATTACTCCCTGTCCAGTGCCTTGTCCGAACAAAAATGTATTCAATGGAACACCACCATCGGTTTCACCTGCTCGTTGAACAAAATTATGTATAATGTTTCTATCTTTATCTTCTGGGTAGTTAATACCTCCATGAATAACTGGTTTTATAACTTTATTTAATTTATATGGTTTCGAAAGTGACCTAAAAACATAAGCAGAGCCTGAGTATCGTGTACTATTGGCTTCATGAAAAAACGGAAGAGTGGTTTTATTATTAAAGTTTGTTGCTTCTCTTATAGATTCACGATCAGCAATATCTTCTCTTTCTTTTCTATGTCTTTGCCATAAACAATTTTCATCCTCATTTGACACAACCGGTGCATGTCCGAATTTCCAATTGTAATTTAACTCAGCATGTCCTTTAGCAGAGCCTTCGGTAGATGAATATCTTGTTGTTAAAGGAAATTTATTTTGATATTTGTTTCTTTCTAAAATATGACTATCAATAACATTCGTCACACCACCGGAAAAACGTGCACTAACAGGAAACAAATCTTCTACAATTCTAGAAATAGCGGTATCAATCCACTTAAAATATTGCATATAATTATCAAGGTCAGGAGTATCTCCAACTCTATCAAAAAACAACCTTCTAAGAAGATTTAAATTTTTATATTCAGATCGATATTTGTCTACTGAGTTTCCAATTAAATTACTAAATTCAGAAATTGAGGAAAACATATTAAGCATTTCTTCAGAAATTGTCTGGTACATGCTTTTCTCAAGTGTGAAAAAATTATCAGATACATCTTCATCTTTTATAAAAAATTGTTCTTGATTGGATTTAATAATGACATTATCAGAAATTACAGATATCTCAGGAAGTTCTTTTTTATGAGAATAAATATTTTCGTTAGACACAAAAGAAGTTTTAGAAGCACCAAAACTAAATCCAACACCTCTATGTTCTCTTCTGATAATATTATCAATCCAACCATAAATCGTATCAGTAGAGCCACTAGAAAAATCATCAACTATAAAGTTTCCTGTTGCATTGGAGCCACTTACTAAATCAAAATTCCAATTTATAGCCAATACATCAGCACTTGGAACTGAACCAGTCAGATCATATGCAAAAGTAGTGGGTGGAAATATACCATCTCTTAAGCCATAATTAGAAGGATCAAGATTATGCTGTCGTATAATGTCTTTATCTAAGTAATCTTCATAATATCTAAAAGAACCCACTTGAATATCAGAATAATCTATTATATTGCCATTAAAGCCATTCCAGTGGGCACCGGCATAAAAACGTTTTGCATTACTAAGGAAACTCGAACCACTATCATAATTCAATGTAGTTGTTAATAAAAATTCATCTCTTACTTCACCGAAATCGTGTGTCACACCATAAAATTCTAATGTATATGTGGTAGGTGCACTCCCAGTTGCCACATTGCCTATCAATTCATATTTGTCTGGTCTAACACTAACTGCTATATTCCATCTTTGATCATCATAGATGTCTACATATTTTTGTGTTTCGAGTAGAAGTAATCCATCTTGATTTTTTAATACAAATTTAGCATTTTTACTGTCTATAGATTCTTTTACCAAATAAATTTGAAAGTTAGCTTTTTCGCCCGAAACCCAACCATAATCATTAGGGTTTGCTGGGTTTGCTTCATGTAGCCCAAATACAGATGATGATAAAAAAGATGTATTAAAGTGCCCTGTTTCGTGAGGAGAAATTTTATAAGGAACAATAATATCAGCTTCTGCTGTAAAGGCCGAATATCTTTCTAACTTTTCTACTCCCGAACCTGATATAAAGGTGTTTGTATTATTTGCAGATGAAGTTTGATATATTGTTGAGGAGAAATAATCTGGATCATTAAAATTTATATACTTTGTATTTAATGTTGTTCTTTTTGATTTATTGTTAAAATAATGAGTACCACCATCAGTGTAGACATTTAATTTTAAAATTTCATCATCGATACCAAAACAACGAAGAAGGTTTCTTACCGACCTTTCTGTTCCTTTTGATTTATAAATATGTTCTAAATTATTATAAATATTGGTATAGATTAGGTTCTTGACTTCAAGGATATTTTTTTCGTATATATTAGCTTCACTATCTCTGTCTCCAAACTTCTCTAAAATTTTAGAATCAACAAATAAATTATTAACTGTGATTCCTTTTTCTGAGATGAGCCTATCAGCAAATGGCAGTGGCTTTTCGTCACTTTGTATGTATTTTTTATTTTTTAAATTTGGTATCTCAGTGATTTGAGTATGCAATGTGTCAAAATAGTTTGATATAATTTGAAATAAATATTTAACATTTTTATTGGAAGCTTCATCTTCTTCTACCATCCAGTTTGGTAATGTATTATATAACATATTACCATTTTCTTGATCCCAATCTGAACCAGATGTCTGCATCTCGGTTTTTAAATTAATAACATCTGGATGTGTGCTATATATGATTGGATCGGCTATCTCAGAAGAGACTAGACCGGACTCAGTAAAAGCAGAATCGGTTGACCGAGCACCAGAAGAATATCCCGTCCAAGAACCGTTAGCGATTCGTCCAGAATAATCTAATATAACAGAATCTGTTGTTGCTACACCAACTACACCTTCATTAAATTTATAATAAACACCAAGTTTAACATTTGCATCGTCCGTGTTGGTTCCACCGCCAATACCGCGATACCAATTATTATGAATTTCTTCTGAGGTTCTCCGAGTTTTCCAAAAGCGGAAATCATCAAGAGAAGCAGAAAGCTTACCAGCGAATTGTGCGCCATGGCCAGCCTTCGCGTCTGTTTGTAGAGCACCGATATACCCATTCACTAATCCTGGGAAATCACCAAAACCTGTTGCTCCCAAGGTTCTTTCGTCATCTAAATTACCATTTTGGTATAGACGAGAAGTGATCCCAGAGGAGGCAGAAACAAGGCTTAGAGCATAATGTGACCAATTTGCAAGAGATCCAGTAGTGATACTTGTTGAACCAATAACACCTTCATATACCCCCGTAGAGCCCGATTGTAGGGTAATTCTAAATGGATTTGCCCCAGCAGTTGTAGAGCTTGTAAGTATAAGAGTTAGACGACCATAATCAGCCGCCCCTACTGCGTTGCCATTCCAAAGGTCAACAATAACTTCTTTTTCTGTTTTTGTGATATCAAAGGCATCTTTTTTAAGCCAGAATTCAATCGTGACACCTTCAGAGCCATTAACATCGTATGTAATTGTCCTATCTTTTGAGGCATCATAAATGACTGATTTTTCAAAAGTATTTCTTAATGGCTTCCCTTCCATCCCAGCAGAAGCTGTGTGCATTCCTCCGCGAGAATAGATATACTCATAATCCGCTGATGAATTTGGTAAGCCATAGCCGTTAGTTATGGAGGCGGCGGTGCCCCATCCGTTTGCTGAAAAGATAGCATACCCAGTTGATTTTGGATATTTATTATCAAAAACCCACTTATCAAGATAAGAGGAAGATAATTCAAATAATATTTTTTCTTTCTCAGAGCCGTCATATGGATAATCTCCATATATTCTTTCTATTGTTTGAGTATAATATTCATAAGCAGAACCATATTTTGCAAAATTAGAAGAAGTTGCAAAATCTATATTTGGCTGGAATGTTGAATTCTGTTCGGCCTTTGTTTGAATAAAATCAAAAGATTCAACAGTCGAGCTACCGCTTGTTGCATTTTGAAATGTTGTTCCTTTTGTAAATAAATTTTTAATACTCATCTTTTTCTACTCTGAACTTGAATAAATAAGGCTGCTCTCGGTAAGAAGATACAGAATCCTCATAAAAACTATACTGGAATCCGTAAGTGTACCCCGCCTCTAGCATAGATAAATCAAGATCAAAATAGTTGCCAGAAACATCGTAAGATAACATAGAGTATTCATTGTCACTTGAAGCTGTACCGTAAGGGATAACAACCTTTTGATCAACAACTCTTGTTACTTGATATGAAGCACTTTCAATAATTAATGTTTGAGGAGTTGCTTGTGCTTTAGTATATATATTTGGGCTCCAATTTTTGTTTCTCACATATATTCTGAATCTCTCTGTTTCATTGGCAGAGTAAGAATCTTTAAGATTTGGCATCGAAACAACATATTTTCCATTCGGACTTATGTTAGACGATTCAAGAATGTATGGTTTGATCGAACTAGTATGGAGTTGTACAACACCTGATGACTTAGCATGTGCAGTTGAATTGCTACCGCTAAACCAAATATCATAAATGGTTTCTAATGTTGAAGAACCTGTATATGCAAAAGAAGCAGAATATATTCCAGTTGAAACATAGCCCCCAGTTACAACCAATGTTGCACCAGTGTTAACACCGCCAGCAGACTGATCATCAACAGATAAAACCAAAGCACTACCTGTTGGTTCATCATCAGAAGCAGAGCCAGAAAAAATACTAACATATATTGGCTCAGTTGCTCCAAGGGCTGGTATATTTGTGAGTCTTCCTCTAACATAATTATATAAATAAATTGTATTTAAATTATCAGCAGCGGGTGCTAAAGAAGAACTAAAATAAAAATTACCTCGTTGGTCTTTTAAAGAGGAGTCCCAACGAGCTTCAATATTTGGACGTTCAAAGAAAAATTCACTATTTCTAGCAAAAAATTTCTTTGTATAATAAGATATAACCGCCCCTTCAAGATTTGCTGAACTTGATGCTTCATATGAAGCGGATAATTTAATCAAAAATCCATGATTTTCTTTTGAACCAAGAATATTCCCAGCACTATTAATCCATTGTTCAACAAGCGGAGTGACATCAATAGATAAATTTTCAGTTCCAATTGGGAAAGATTGTTCAAAAGATGAACTTGCATCTGTATAAATGTCACCGCCAGCGGATGACCATGAAGTGGACCCTTGTCTTTTTATCCAATTTGATCCTATTTTATCATATGTTAGATCAGTATAATTATCTAAATCCAAACCATAACCCTCTTCCCATGAGCCGCTTGCACCATTTATTGTTAACTTAAAATCTCTTGGTAGTGTTGTGGAGTGTGCAGCATTATATAAGTTTAAGAAAAAATTTACACTGCCAGAAGCAGGTATAATTCCTGCTGTTCTATCAGAGGAAATGTCTGAAATTGGAAATTGAACTAAAATTCTTGAAAGCTCACCGGATGTTGATGACTGTTGACCATAAATTGAAAATGTCTCTAATATGTCAGCCGCCCCAGCATTGGAGCCTGTTCCTCTTTGTGTAAGGTTTTCTTCAAACGCATTAGTTATTGTATTATCTGCATCTGCTATGTATCTTTTAATAGACATTATTTAACTGTCCCTTTAATATTCGACTCGTCGTTTTTTAACTCATAGATGGCATTTTGTGGAATTTTTATAAAAGTGCCATCTTTAGAAAGTGCATCATCAAAATTTAATGGTGTTGTAGAGTAGACACCACCTGTTAAATTAACTAATTTTACTTGCTTTACATCTATGATTCCATCAATATCATTTAAAACTTTATAAATTCTTGTTATATAAATCGGCTCGCCAATATAACCAACCTCTGAAAATAAATCTTTTATCTTATTTATACATTTTGTTAATGTTTCGTCTGGGTCATACCTTTTATCAAGATGAGCAGAAAATTCTACTGAAAAATTTATTATTTTAGCATCATTTATTTCAATTACATCGTTAAGCATCTTATAGGAGCCAAGCCAATTTTTTAAATTATTTTTTGTGATTTCTCCACTTGAAGCTAAATTTCCATTTGCATCTTCAGAAATAATATATAATGCTAATCTACGATTAGTTGCTGATGGATCATTTATAATATTTGCTCTTTTAATTGCCCCAAACTTTGCTGGCATATTATAGACTAACGATTCATAATCTTGTTTTGAAACAGCACGGTTTTGGGAAGCATAGGAACTTATTGCTCTTTGTTTTAGTTCTTCTAAAGATATAGATGTATTGACAGAAGAAATCGGCTCATCATTAGTAACTTCTAAAGAATTTTTAACAATTGACAAGGCATCGCCATCGAGTAGTATTTCATCTTCAAACACCATATCTATCTCTCCAATCGTAACAATACTGTTTGCCCCAACACTGCTTCCTATGGCTTCATTTGTTCTAAAAGAAATTGCTAATGTTGTGTTGACCGGGGCAATTCCCAACTTATTGGTTGATAATAATTTAGTAGGATCGAAAGATCTATTAGTTATCGTTTTTTTACCATGTAAATTTAATGCTATTTTAGCTGGATCTATAATACCTTCTGATTCTTCATCATTAGACCCAAATCCAAATTGAATGTAAGTTCCACCATCATCTCTCTGAACAACAAAACGTCTAGTTGCCACAAATGGCTTTAAAATTGAACGAACCCCATCAGACGAAGCATTTGTGTTTGTTGTTTCTACAAAGATTACTTCTTGTGCTAGGTTATCAACCTCATGATATTGATGACCTTCTGAATCGTAAACACTTGTGATTTCTGTAATATCAGAGCTACCGACTCTAATTCTCTTAAATCTCTCGAATACAGAACCAACAGTAACATTAATTGTATTGAACACACCAGATTGTACCATACCAGATGCCCGCACAGCAAAATAAGTGGTGCCGCCAGTTGTTGCATCAAATCTGGCTGCTACAAATTCATTATCAGAACTATTAAAGAGTACATCTTCCAATAAATTAAAATTAATACCTAAATTAGTTGTAAAAATAGATCCTCTCTTTAGTGTTGGTAAATAAGATAAATCTGGTGCGGTCCCTTCAGCATTAGCAGGGCACAAAATGTATGCTGTTATTATACCATAAGAACACGGTGTTCCAGAATAATTATATCCCAAAGCACGGGCATGTTTTCTAATGTTATCAAACTCTATAGCCGTATCCAAGAAGCTTTCATTTACACTATAATCTATATAATATGATAATATATCTCCTATATATGCCACAGTATCCAACACTAGAGAACCAAACGATGCATCTGTAAAATCCTGATATGAATCAGGATAGTATCTTTTAGCATAGTCTACTAAATCTTGCTTTATTGAAGCAAATTCTCTATTTGTATATTTTATATTTATGTTTTTACTATTTGGCATTAAAAGAAAACTCCGCAAATCACAATAAATAGATTTCTAGTTAATTATTTGATACAGTTATATCAAGGATATCCACAATTTTTGCAAAATCTATTTCATATTTTAAAGATATTCTAATGCTAATCTCACTCACAGGATCTATTAAAAGCTCTAGGATTGTAATATAGGGAGCATAAATAGAAATTTGTTGAACTAATCTATCTCGAATTAATTCCAATAAATCATACGAATTTCTTTCAAATAAAGCTTGAGTTATTCCGACACCAAAATCGGGAATCATTATTCTTTCATTTGGGTTTGTTAAAATAATGTTTTTTAAATTAAACCTAACCGTCTCTTTTAGTTCAGCTAATTCATAACCTGCATTTTCATCTGTTATTTGTAACGGGAATTTTAAACCCGGTGTATCTTTTGGCATATTTTATACCCCTATCTTTTAATATTAAATAATGAACCAAATTGGTTTTTACATGGTTTTCCTTCTTTATCGGTTGGTTTTCCAGGCTTTACTCTTCTTCGCACAAGCCACGATACCTCTTCAGTGAAGGCAGTCGCTGCATATGTTTTAGCGAGGGCTCTTTCGGTTGCAAGCGATAATTCATCAATCTCTTCTTCTTCACTAGGTGGGTCAAAATCATTTCTTTTGTAATTTGAAACAAAAAGTTTTCTACATTCAGACCTACAATCATTAAAAAAGTCTGTTCTATCATCTTCTGTTGGAAATGAAGCTTCATCGGCACCAAACAAACCAGCTAAAGCACTCACATCAGGTTCCTGACGTTCGTTTATGTCCTGACCCAGAGAAGCAATCAAATTCATATCGGAATAACATGCAAGTGCTGACCCTATCTTTTTAATATTAAAGACTCTATTAAAAATAAGATCAAACTTATTGCTCTGTGTTAGTCCATCTATAAAGCATTTTATATCTTGATTAAAATCTTCATTTGCTTCTTTAAAAGAAGATAATTTTTTATCTAAAATATCCTGTTCATAAGAAGCTAATGGAATAAAAATTATATCATTATCTTTATTTAATAAGAATGTTTTTTGTTCTCTAGATTTTGTAACAATATCATCAATATTGGTAATGCTTAACGAAGTCTTAAAACTTTTGGGAGTTGCTAATACCACTCTAACGCCAAATTTTATTCCAATAGAGCCTTTATATTTGTTTTCATCTTTTGAATCCACTTTTGCATTTCCAAACCAATCAGAAACATTAACTTCTTCTGGTATTTCTACAGTGTTTAAAAATTGTATAAATTCTTTAACATTTTGAATACCAGAGGGCAAATTATCAGGAATTAAAAATTTTGCAGTTTCTCTCATTTCCGCAGGTGTCATTCCGGGTGTTAATCCAGTTGTTTCAGATTTATCTGCTTTTGGAACAATTCTTAAGTATTTTTCTAAATATAATCCACCTAAACGACCGACTTTTTCTATTTGAAAATCATTTAAATTCATTAAATCGAAAGCACTTGTTCCATCGGATTTAGCACAATGATTTATTGTACCATATGCCTCAGTTGAAGATTGTACACCCAAATCGACGCCGGATGCACCTCCGATGGGAACTTCAACATCATATATCCCGGCTCTAATTTTATCTCCCAACAGAACTCTTGACCCGCCAATGAAAAATTTATTAATATCATATACTAAAGGACGAGGGTTCAATTCAACAGCTAACTTATCAGAATATCTTTTCATTTCCATACTAATAAGTCTCTTTAAAAATACTATTGCTGCATTTTCATTTTCAGCTATTGTAGCTATTTTTGCAGCAAAGTTCATTTGAGATTGTGTCCAAAATCTAAACGAACCTCCGTTCATTATTGTTTGGAGAGTTACTGATCCTCCCTTGAACGACCTATCTCTTTCAAACATGGAAGGTTTGAAAGTATCTGCCCAACGACGAGTATTTTGTGCGATTAAATAACCACCTACGGCTGGATATGCATATACATCATCAAATGCCTCTCTGGCTGCTGATAGAAACTGTGTTATATTTCTTGGTCTAGTTTTTGGGTCTCGCAATTCAACTTTAAAAGCATTATCAAAAAGAGCACCAGTATCTCTCTTTGGTTTTACATAAGCTATTTGAGCAGCATTTATTTGATCCATTGCGGATTGAGCTTCTTTATCAACAATTACTTGACCAAGTTGTACCATTCTATTGTATGTTTGTGCGCACTGCTCTAAAAATAAAAGCCAATAAGTGTATCCCTCATATGTCGAAGCAAACATAGAATATTCACTTGACAAAGATTGTTGCATTTTTGAAGATATATACTCATATACTAACTCATCATAATTTTTATCATTCAATGCTAAATTGCCATGAATATTAAATGAATTAATCAAAAATTGTGTCACATGTACACGTATTGTTGCTATTATTACCTGTTCTAATGCAGCAAGGGTTGCAGAGGAGGCAATCTTTTCAAATGGCACCTCTGTTAAACACTCTGGTGATTCTGATAATTTATCGCTTGGTGTTATCTTGTCTTCTTTTTCTTGTAATTCTTTTTCTAATTGTTCTAGAGAAAGAAAATTTGTACCTCTTGGGTCGCACCCATCTATATTTGGAACTATTAATTTAGTAAACGAAAGCCAACCTGATGGCATGTCTGGTTCTATATAAATGTTTGGCAGTGTATAAGATCCACCGTGCCTCAAGGGGTCCAAAAATTTAACCCTTGGGTTATCAGTCATACTTTTCCCTAATATTCCGTCTTCTTCTTCGTGAGTATATTCGGTTGCACCAGGGACTGGATCTACATATGTTAAATCTTCAAGTGTTATAAGTTCTTGTTCGCCCCCGCCGTGTACAAATCCATTACTAGGTGAATCTGAATCTTCTTTATTTAAAAGGGTTGGCATGAAATCTCTAAACATAAAATTATTAACTTCAGATAAAATTTTAAATGTCTCATCTTTTGAAAATTCAAATTGTCCAATTTTTGAAACACTTGATTCCAAGAAGTTTTTAAAAACGAGATTTCGAAATGTATTTGTACCACCAACTGGCATCTCTGGTTTTTCAAGAGCTATTTCTTCATCAGTTGGGATAAAATTATTAATATATTTATGTTTATCAGGTGGTATTATATTTTCCACTATAAAATTGTTTGTTGTATCGCTACTGATACCTTGGAATTGATAATTGAAATTGGAACTGTGGTATTTAACATTGTTTGTAACAGTTTTGATTGATTCCATTAAAGTAATTTTTGATGTATATCTTCCTTCTTTCTCTATTATACCATTATCATATTCAAGTAATATTTTAGATTCGTCTGTATATTTATAATTTTCGTTACCCGCATCTACATTTTCAATCAATCTTGTTCTCATTTGATTACCAACTGTATCTGGAAATGGTGCTTCATTATCATAAAAACCAGCCCATGCTAGAATTCTAAAAAATAAATTATTTCGAACATTCATATGTTTTGCATAATTGTATCCCACTTTATCACTTGTCAATACCAATAAAATACCTTTTGTATCCCAAAATTCAAGAACATTTTCTTCAATAGTATCATCAATAAAGGCTTTCTGGAGACGAGCAAACATACCTTTCGATAAAGCTTCTATATCTTTTTTTATTTCTTCTGGTGTTTGTAAAAGCGATTTATTCACAGCACAATCTGGGTCTGGGTCTGCGAAAAGTTCATTTATTTGGTCTTGAAAATTTGGACCCTCTGCTAAAGCCTTAGCTAAGTCAGATAGATCCGATTTAGCTCTATTTCTCTGGTTGTCTACAAATTGCTGTGCTATATCGGGATCTCCGATTTGAGTAGCATATACATTTTTTAAATCTTCATAATATTGCTCCGCTTGTTCATTTGTTAAACAAATGCTTGGATCAAGAGGAAAAAATTGTTGTGGATCAGCAGCTAATTCTGCGGCACGCTGTTTTTGTTCATCTGTAAGATAATTTCCAGCATTTTGTAACATCTGGTCAAGCCCTTGCGGAGTAGCAAGATTTGAATAATCAGGATGTAAAATTGATAATGTTCTTGATACATTGGCAAGAAAATCTGGATCTCCTCTACCAATCATTGCATTTAAATAATCACTTTCTGATCCTAATGTGGACATTGTATCTAAAATGTCTTGAGGAGTTGTAGCACCACGTTGTGGAGAACCAACCAAATCAAACAAATTATCAATCGCTTTATCTTTTTCTTCTTCAGTTAGTACATCTCCACAAACCACATCTGCTAAAATTTCTGAAAAGGATCTTGGATATCTACCACCATTTTTAGCAGCTTCGTAATTATCTTTAACAATTTGGCCTAGTCCTGTTAAACCTTTACAACTTGTATCAAATCCAACACTAATTGATTTTAACATCAGTGCGGAAACAACTTGTGACATTGTTTTTTTAAAAGCATATAAAAAAGTGTCTTTAATATTTTTCCACATATCAAATTCATCAGGAAGGGCACTTAATCCTGGGAGTGAAAAGGGTCTTGTTTTTCCTTTTCCGCAAGCCCCAAGGGTAAAGGTGCCCATAAATTCATCTATTGGTGGATAAAAGAAAGAGTGGTTTGGACAATCGAAGGCAGCGAAAAACTCACTAACAAGAGTAGACCCAGGAAGTTTGTCCAGTCCCTTCATAATATCTTGAACCGATCCATTTTGTAAAATTGCATCAGCATAGGCTCCCATTAGCTCTTTTTGTACATTACCGACTGCTCTTCCATAGGTCCCTTGTTTGAGTTGATCTCCTTTTTTATGCTGTGCATACCAAACTTTTTCTTTTTCTTGTTCAATAATTTCTGCTTGTTCTTCCTCTGTCTTATCTGAGAAACCAATATAATCTGGGTTTTCTTTAATTTGTTCTCTGGATTTTTCTCCAGCTTCAAGCATTTTTTGTTCGAGTTCTTTAAGTTCTTGTTCTGATTGTTTAATTAATTCATTAAATTCTTGTTTATATTGTTCTTCTGGTTTGACTTCAATTACTACACTTTTAAATTCTTCAAGTTGTTCTTTAGCTTGTTTTAAATCATCCTTGACCTTTTCAAGTTGATCGGTCTCGGCACTATAATTGTCTTTTGCAACATCTAGTCTTGTTCTAGCTGCTCTCATTGCATCTGCATCGGTTGCGGCGGTGACGGCATCTCTTAATTCGTTTTCATATCTAGTTACAAGTTCTTTTAATAATGGGAGTTTAGCTTCAGTTAATAATTTTGAATTCTCTATACGCATGACTTTTTCTTCATGAAGAGAAATATTAGAAGACAATTCATTTGCTCGCTGCTCTATTGCCTCAATGTAGGTAGCATAATCAGGACCTTCATTTCTTGATCTTTCTAAAGATTTTGATTTTGCGGTCCACATTGCAAACAATTCCTCATATGTTTCATGAGTTCCTTCGCTTTGTTTAATATTTTCCAATGATTGGCGATCGTATGCAGCTTCCACATCTCCTGGTTCGTATCCTACCTCCCACGGTGCAGGTAACCCCTCAAATTCTTTTTCAACTTTTTCCCTTACAGCAGCTTGAGTGTCAGCAGGGAGCCCAGATAAAATTATTTCCATGCCTTCAGAAGTAACGGTTCCCAATAATCCTTTTAATATCTGTTGTATTCCTGTTTCAAAGGTCATTCCAGACATTAGGCATTGAATCCCCTTCATTACTAATTTTTTGTAATTACAAGGATTTATCGTGTTTAATAATTCAGCGAGCTTAGAATCATCCATATCTTGAGATGTTGTTGTGCTTTTAACTGCTTTCTTCTCCATTAAGCCCATTTCTATGAGTTGTCTGTTTTCCCTTTCTTTTTGAGCCCTCTCTAATTTTTTTAAATCCTCATCGCTGTTAAACACAGTTATTTTGCCTTTATCTTTATCTTTTAATAAACGACAACTGTTTTTACTAAATTGATATTGTAGTGCATCAAAAAATGTCATTGTTGAGTTCAATATCGCATCATCAAGAGGTTGAAATCCATCCAAGATACAACCAATTGCATTAAATTTCGAATCCATGGAATTTCCATAATTCACCCCAAGAGTGGGGTATGTATGTTTAACAAGAAAATCTAGCCAAGGTGGATTTTTATTTGCATCAAGCTCAGTTTTTATCTCTTTGTACTTAGCAATGTACCCCATTAAAGTTTGATCAAAAAAAGCTGTGTGTCTAATATTGTCACCCGTTGGTAATAAAGGGTCGGGTTCTTCTGGTAATTTTAAAGTCACATCATCGCAGTTTGCTGGTTTAATAATAATTGTATCTGCAAGTTTGAAAGGTCTTTTTTCATCTGATTTATCAAATTTTAATTCCACTTCTAAAACTGAACTATTTGAATTATCCAAAAAAGCCCAAGAAGAATAATAATCATATCCTTTATTTTCCAAAAACTTAGCTAAATTGGTCTCAAACTTTTTAAACCTTCCTGTCATAAATTTGGTATAAAATGGAACTTCTTTACCATCATCTAATTGAAACAATCTACCTTCTTCAGTTTTATTAAAATAAGATTGAAATTTTGAAAATAATACAAAAGATGCCTCAAGCTTTGCAATCCAAGTGTGAAATTCTGGTAATTTAAATCTAACACTCTCTGTGCTAGTGTCCACATCTGATGGAGTAGGTATACCGGGTACTTGATCAAATATATGTGCTGGTATTGTAATCAACACTGCCATTATACCATTGGCCATTCCATAGAAATAATAATCACTAGCTTGAGCATATAATTCAAGTGCATTTGGATTATCTATCTCTGGTAGTGGTTCGATAGCTTGTTGTTCTCTTCTAGCCCACTCAGTAAATGAAATATCAGAATTCATCGAAGCATGTAGTTTTCTTTGTGTAATAAACATTCTTGCTTCAGAGGTTGTAAAAACTGAACAATCTTCTCTAGCACACACTATTTCATCATTTTCTAACTTTTCGTAATGTCTAAGAAGAGAGCGAATTCCAGGTTTTACAAAACTTCTTTTAAGTCTGTCAAACTTTTCTTTATTCTTAATTTCTTGTTCTTCGGGAGTTCCTAGCTCATTCGACACAGTGGCAGTTGTTTTTGGTGACTCAGGAATACCAGACTCGGATATGACAACTTCTTTGGGTTCTAAAATATCTTTTAAATCGCTTAAACGATAACTTTCACCTTCTTGGTTTACAAATACAGCAACAGAATATTCACATGTTTTTTCATTCAACCATGGTGTCTCCTCTTTCCACCATTGAGGTTCTAAAAAAGAAGGATTTGGAATACAAGTCGGACATACTCTATCAAGAGGTTTTTCTTCTGGTTCGACCAGATCACAAGGATCAGTCTGCATATCAATGAATTTTGATTTATTTGACATTTTTTACCTACGTTATAAATACATTTTTACTCAAAATAGAGTTGGCACCTGGAACAATTGCATCATTTAAATAATTCATATCGTTTATTGTTTCATTATATAAAGCAGTCAACAGGCTTCTTATATTTTGAATATTTTCAGCAGCTTGTTGGGCGGCGACTGATCCCATCGCACCAAATGTTAGTGGAAGCAATGCAGCAGTGTTGACTGTGACTTGTTTGATAAGACTTTGAAGAATTTTAATTTTTTTATTACTTATTTCATTATTTTTTTTCAAATAAGCAACCAAATGCTGTCCTAAGACTGCTGGTTGCATATCATCTTCCCCTTGATTTCCAACTATCAATTCAATCCTGGGATTATCAATATCAGAACCATCGGCCCTCTTTTCTCCAAAAGGCCCGAAACCATCGGCTCTAGCACCTCCAGCATAAATTCTAACACTCTCTCGACCGACAACTCTAGTGCAATCTGATTTCACTATAACTGTTGATAGATTTTGAGAAGAACTGCCTTTTTCATTTTTAAAGCCAAGATATTCATCAACATTGATAACTCTCTGGCTTATATAAACTCTTGCAGCATCTGCAAAAAAATTATTATCTATGGCATATTTGCTATCAAAAGGTTTTGATGAGTCTCTCTTCAATTGATCCATTATTACTGATGACACTCGACCTGCCACCAAATCTATCATACCGCAATGTGAATCACCTCTACCACCACATCCAGAGAATTGATTTGATGGACGGTCTCTTCCTAATACAATTTGAGTATTGTTTCTACCACTTCTTACTATTTCGCAACCACCAGCATCATAAATCGGTATTGATTCGACCATAGCAGTGCAACCAATACCGTTAAGTGCCGATGCACCGAGGCCCTTGGCATTTTGTAAATATTTTTTTATTTGTGGGTCTACAATTGTTGCTTTTATGCTCATAATTTTTCTATTCCATTACTGTACTTTATCATAATATTCTTGAGGAATTGGATACCATGCTTTAGGGTTTTTTTCGCCCTTAAATGCTGTTGCTCTGAACATCCACTCAAAATGCCAAGGCTCTGCCCAGTCGCGGGACATTGGACCGCGAGCCCAATCTGGATTTAGCCAACCATATTTATAACTATTTTCTTTAAGCCACAGATGAGTAGAAGATTTAAACCATGTTTTTCCATTTTTATTATATTTTGGTTCTCCAGTTTCAAAATCTATCGCAACTCCCCAACCATGCTTTGAATTTCCAGGTCTAGCGGCTTTTTTGCCTTTTGTTATACCATCGCCTTTTATACTAACTTGTTTCTCCCAAGATCTATTAATAGAAGAGTACGGCAAATCATGACCAAACTCAGCTTTAAAAGCCTCATTCATCTTTTTAAAGCTAGGTGCAGCATCAGCTAAAATTAAGTATTTTCTTGGTTTACCAATAGTGAAAGTTCTAGAAGCACCAGTTCCTGTATATGTTGCCAAACTGCATGTAACTTCTGAAAAAAACTTTTCATCTAAAACACCATTATAAACTGTCTGTCCTTTAAACAACGAACGTGCATTACCTATGTATGTTCTTTTTGCAGGTTTGCTTGTAGAAGGTTGCCCATCGTGATAACCTGACCAAGAAAGTGTTTCGGGATCAGCTTCTGTACCGCTACTTTGGCCAAGTAATATTGCAGCTTTATTGAAAAAATGTTTTGGATTGGCACCAAGTTTGACAGCCGCAGCAAAAAATTCTTTATCAAGACCAACAGAGACAGGTGTGAAAGTAATATTTCTAACATGGCCGGAATCATCTGGGCCATCTTCAATTGTACACATTACAATATCACCACAAGACAAGACTCCAGCGAGAGCATTTGCTGAAGGTTCGGATCTAGCATACGGGTGCGATCGCACTACTCCCAGCGAAGGGTGTTCAAAACCAATAGACAGCAGACTACCATCAGTGCCTGGGGTAACTTTGAAACCTTTACAAAACCATGGCTCTGGTTCAGAATAAAACCATTGTGGTCTAATATATGCTTCATAGTAATTTGCAGGTTGTCCATCAGGTATATCTGTAACAGCAAAGCCGTTGCCCGCAGCGGAAATGACCTGTCTTTTTTGTATCTGCAAGATAGTTGCTGGAAATGGTCCTAAATCTTTTAAATTATTATTATAAGAGTCATCTACCATTCTTGCAAGATTCTGTTTATCTAAAGAATAGCTTGCTTCTTTGTTTGATCTTGCTTGTTGGTATGCTCTAAATCGGTTTTTTTTCGACATTTAGCTGCTATCCTCTTCTTTAGAGATCATTTCATAAATGCCATCCATATCAGCAGCAGTAAGTCTATCTGATCCTTCTTTTTTCGCCATCAAGTTGGCAACTTTTACAAGTTGTTCGTTTGATCTTTGAAGAGTCTCAACATATTTTGATAAAGTGATACCTATCTCTCGATGACGAGACTCATCTTTCGCAAGCCACTTTATAGCATCATCAAGAAGTTCTTTTGTAACCTCTCGATCTTTTCTAATATTGTTAACTGCTTCTTCTAAATATGTATCTACTTTTTTGGCCATAGTAAAACTAATTAGTTTCCTTTAAATTTTACCATTATCCCAATCAGCCTTGAATAAGAAATATCGTTTTCGTAGTTTATTCAACTGAGAAACGATTTGTTTTGTATTGAGACCAGTAAGTTCTCTTAAATATAAGTACACAGCTTTTTTATTAAAAATTTCTATATCATCAACTGAATTAAGAATGGTTCTAACTGCATTATAAACCTTTCGTTCATTCTCTTTCATATCGTTGGTTTCCCAACATTCAATCTCAGACCACAAAGATTTCCAAAAATCTTTAAACTCTTGTTCCGCTGGGAAAGGATTGTATGTGATGATTTTCTCTTCATCTACTTGTTTCAAAGCATCTTCATAATCAACCTCACGTTTTGCTCGCTTGGTTGTTTGTTTTACTTTGTGAATAAACCAATTCTTTGTGATAACAGAGAAGTAAGAAAATGCTTTGGATCCACGATTTGGATCATATTTTGAAAGTATAGTGGTTAACCATATCTTACACTCATCTCTTAATTCATCTATATTTGGAAGAGTTGTAAACTTATATGTATAAACAATCTTATCGACCATTTCATCAAATGCTGGTTGTATCCAGTCTACATATAATTTAGTTCTTATTACATTGTCACTTGTGCTGCAATATTTAATTATCGCGTCTTCGTGAACCTGCGTAAAATACATTCTCTTCGTTGATTTGCGTCTCGCCATCAGGCTGATCTCCTATTAAATCTTGATTTTCTTCTTCATATATTTCC